ATAGACCCACTACAGCTTGACGGGTATACGCTTTATGATGTTGTTACTCCTCCGTATGATTTGGATACATTAGCTGGGCTGTATGACTCTAGTGCAATTCATAATGCATCAATTGCTGCAAGGGTAATGAATACGGTTGGGCTTGGTTTTGAATTTGTAGAAAATATGCGAGCAAAAAGAAAAATTGAAAAGGCCTCGGATGATCAAGAAAAAATGTACAGAATCAGAAAAGCTTTTCAAGATGAAAAAGAAAGATTGGATGATATTTTTGAAAACATAAATGTTGAAGAAACTTTTTTAGAAACAATGATCAAAATTTGGCAAGATGTTTTAACAATTGGCAATGGGTATATGGAAATTGGTCGCAATAATTCTGGTCAAATTGGCTATATAGGACACATCCCAGGAACACTTGTGCGCGTTAGAAGAAAACGAGATGGTTTTGTGCAGATAGCAAATACCAATAAAATTGCAGCCGTATATTTTAGAAATTATGGCGATAAAGAAACCCCCGATCCAATTAATACAGACAATAGCCCAAATGAAATTATTCATTTTAAAACATATTCTCCAAAACACAGTTACTATGGTGTGCCGTCCTCTGTTTCAGCCGCAGCCGCTATTATTGGTGACAAATTTGCCAAAGAATATAATATTGATTATTTTGAAAACAAAGCAATTCCTCGATATGCAATTGTTCTTAAAGGTGCAAAACTTAGTAATAAATCAAAACAAGAATTAATTAATTATTTTAGAAAAGAAGTCAAAGGCCGCAATCACGGCACACTGGTTATTCCCATTCCTTCTTCAATCGGTTCCGACAGCGATATCAAATTTGAAAAACTTGAGGCCGGTGTCCAAGACTCTTCTTTTGACAAATATCGTAAATCCAATAGAGATGAAATTTTGGTCGCCAACAGAGTTCCGGCTCCAAAAGTCGGCGTGTACGATAATGCAAACCTAGCCGTTTCCAGAGATGCTGATAAAACTTTTAAGACTCAAGTTATTGGTCCAGATCAAATAATTATAGAGAAAAAAATAAATAGAATTATTTCTGAGTTTTCTAATTTATTAGAATTTAAATTTAAACGAATTGATTTGATTGATGAAGATATTCAGTCTAGAATTAATGATAGATATTTAAGAACTGAAATTTTGTCACCAAATGAAGTCCGAGCAACGCTGGGTCTTCCCGAAAGATCTAACGGGGATGAAGTTTTGCCGTTCCCAACCAAAATTAAGAAAGAACAATCTGGGCCTGGCGCCCCGGTTGGAAATTCTAATAACATATCTTCTCAACCAAGAAGGGCTTTGTCTGACACACCAGAGGGGGCCTCAGACCCACGAGAATCTGGGGATCAGGCTGAGAGAGGCGAAGTACAAGATACCATAGGAGGTTCTGAATGAGTTACGAACACGGAGTTGTTTTTTCCAATACAGCTGCGACCAGTGCAAGCGGTACAAGCGGAGTTGTTTCTTTAAATACACATACTAGTTGTATTTATTTTTATAATACGCACGCAACAACGGCAGCAACCGTTAAATTAAATGACGGGCCGCACGAAGTTGTAATTCCAGCCAAAGACAGTGGCGGTGGTTATGTTGAAATTAAAGGTGATTATACTAAATTTCAAATTATGACAGCCAGTGTTACTTTGGCGGTGTATGCTGTTGCATAATTTGCACATATTTAAATAATGTAATATACTTTATTATAATATATGGATAATTTAAGTTTTTCATTTCCAATTAATTTTATTAAAAAAGAACAACGCATTATTTCTGGCATTGCAACTGCTGATAATGTTGATAAATCAAACGATGTTGTTGATTTTGCAGCATCAGAAATTGCTTTTAAAAACTGGCAAGGCAATATTAGGGAAATGCATGCTCCAATTGCTGTTGGTAAAGCAATTAGTTATAAGCCAATTAAAATGAAAGATGCCAATGGTAAAGAGTATAATGCTATTGAAGTTGAAGCCTATATTTCAAAGGGTGCCGAACCTACTTGGCAAAAAATTCTTGACGGAACGCTTCGTGCTTTTTCAATTGGTGGAAAAATTATGAAAAAAGAAATTCTTGCCGGCAAGCTCCATAACAATAAACCAATTAATATCATAAAAGAGTATGAACTGGGTGAGCTTAGTCTTGTTGATAACCCGGCTAACGCTCTTGCAACAATTGATCTTGTTAAAATGAACACAGACGGCAAACTTGATTATGTTTTGAAATGTTGTGATGGCGACTGTGTAGTTGAAAAAAAAGAGCGCCTAAAAGATCCTAAAGGTGGGTTGACAGCGGCTGGGAGAAGGCACTTTAAACAAACCGAGGGGGCTAATTTAAAACCAGGTGTTAAAGGGCCTGCCAACACTCCAGAAAAAATGCGCAGAAAGGGGTCTTTTCTTACCAGGTTTTTTACCAATCCGTCTGGTCCGATGAAAGACGAAAAAGGCAGGCCAACAAGGCTGGCTTTGTCGGCGGCGGCGTGGGGGGAGCCGGTTCCCCAGAATATGCAAGATGCTGCTAAATTAGCAGCAAAAGGAAGAAGATTATTAGAGAGGTATAGAAATATGAAAAAAGAAATTAATGAAAATAATGATTTAAGCGACAAAGAATTGCTTAATGATGTAAACTATGATAAGGTAATTAATATGGATGAAGCATTGACTAGTGATAAGTTGTCTTTAATTAGGAAATTTATTAATTGGGTTATTGAAAGTCCAGACGAAGACCCAGGACTAGAAAAGTCCGATAACGCGGCTGAAGCTTTGATTGAAGATGAAGTTAGTGTTGAACAAGTGGAGGAAGAAATGGATATTGAAGTTCTTAAAGAAACGCTTGGAGCTGTAATTGATGAAAGGCTAACTGAATTTGCAAAATCTTTGAAAGAAGAAGTTGAAGCAAATGTTGCGGCTAAAATTGAAGAAGTTTCCAAGAGTATTGAGGTGCAAAAAGAAGAGTTGGCTGTAAAGCTAACGGCAACCGAAAATGCTTTGCAAGAACAAACGGCAAAAGTTGAACAAATGGCTGCTGCTGGTGCAATGAAGAAAAGTGTAGATTCAGAAGACGAGGACGATGTTATTGTTAAATCAGAGCCCAAAACTGAATCATTTTGGAAAAACGTATATTTAGACCAAAAACTCATTGAGTCTTTGGGTTACAAGTCATAAGGTAAGGAGGAAATTTACTATGGCAACACAAGAAGAAATTTTAGCGAAAGCTAATGAAGTAACAACTGGGTCGGCGGCCAACAGCGGCATCCAGTTTAACAACGCAGATGGCGGCTTGCTCAAGCCTGCACAATCTAATAGATTTATTGATTTTGTAGTAGATCAGTCCGTCCTTATGCAGAATGCAAGAATTGTTCGTATGCGAACACCGTCAATGGAAATTGATAAGGTATCAGTGGGTACACGCCTTTTGAAGAAGGCAACCGAACTGACAGACGATGGCACTAACGCTGTTGTAACTTTCTCTAAAGTTAGTCTTACAAGCGTTAAGCTTCGTTTGGACTGGGCGATGTCAACAGAGGCCCTTGAGGATAACATTGCTGGGGCTTCGCTTGAAGATCACCTTGCCCAAATGATGGCTCGTCAAACAGCCAATGACTTGGATGACTTGTTGATTAATGGCAATACATCTTCAAACAACGCCCTTCTTAAGGCTCTTGATGGTTTCACCAAGAAAGCGCTTGCTGGTGGCACTGTTGTTGATGAGGCTGGCAATAATGTTAGTCGTGCAACATTTGACAGAATTTTGCGCAACATGCCAACAAAATACTTGCAACGCCGCGGCGAACTAAGATTCTTTTCTGGTTCGGGTATTGTGCAAGATACATCGTTTAGTTTGCAAAATCCAAACTCGGCAACTGCTGCAACAGCAGGCGCTCCGGCTCCGGGCTCAACATATGGTGAGCAAGCATTCATGAACGGTGCTGTTCGTGCAAACGGTGGGGCTGGTTCAACAGGTATCTCGCCATACGGCATTCCGTTGGTTGAGGTTCCACTAGAACCACAAAACGTAGCCGGTGACTACTCCGGTGCGACAGGCAACCACGGTTATGTAGAGCTTACATTCCCGAATAACAAAGTCGTTGGTATTCATCGAGACATTACTTTGTATCGTCAATTTAAGCCAAAAACTGACTCAATTGAGTACACACAGTTTATGCGAATTGCAGCAAATGTTGAAAATCTCGAAGCCTACGTTATTGCAAAGAACGTAAAACTTCGTACACTGTAATTTAAATTAAAAACAATAAATGGCGGGAGGGCTCGTGCTCCCCCGCCATTATTGTTTAATTGATTTAATTTAAAATCAATGATAAGATGTATACTATGACAAATTACGAAAATGCGGTAAAATCATCCGATGTGAGCACACTTAAAAAAACTCCAATTAAGAAAACTGCTAAACCAAAACAAAATGTTGTAATAACTGAAGAGAATTCATTAAATCCAGTTGTTGTTTATTTTGAGTCGGGAGTCAAATATGTTATGGTTAATGGAATAACTTTTGATCAAACAAATAAAATGCATGAATTGCCTTTTATAGAAGCCAACCTGTTATTAAGGCTTGAAAATTTTAGATTGGCTAATGACGAAGAAAAGGAAATGTATTATAATTCTAAGGAGGGTTAAATAGATGGCCAATAATTTAACAAACGCAGCAGAGAATTTAATATTAGATCATTTTCTAGGCGTTACTAACTATCCTTTTGATAACACTATTTTTGTTGGTTTATACACAGTTGCTCCGACTGATAGCACTAGCGGAACAGAAGTGACAGGCGGAAGTTATGCTCGCCAAGCAATTACTTTTTCTGCAGCCGTAAATGGTGAAACCGTAAATTCTGCGGCCGTTGATTTTACCGGAATGCCGGCTACCACGACAGTAGCCATTGCTATTCATACAGCAAGCACTGGTGGGACCATGTTGATGTACGGAACTCTAAATACTGCTAAACAAACTGATGCTGGAGATACTTTAAGAATTGCCGCAGGCGATCTTGATATCAGCATAGATTAAGGAGATATCATGTTGCGAAGAGAATTCAATGGCGCAGTATTGCAGACAACATTGGCTTCTTCGTTATCAGACTCTGCAATTACTTTTACGGTAACAGATGGGTCTTCTTATCCCAGTGGCAATAATCCTTTTGCCGTTGTTATTGATCGTGGCAATAATAGCGAAGAAAAAATTTTGATTTCTTCAAGAGCAAACAATGTTTTTACAGTATCAGAAAGAGGCTATGATGGTACTACGGCAATTGCTCACAGTGCTGGGGCATTTGTAGACCACATTCTTGATGCTTTAACTATTCAAGATATGAATGTTACTACATACGATAACGAAGTTTTGGTATGGATGGGGGTGTAAATGGCTAACTTAATTCCTGATAGTTTTTATATAGGTAGCGGTTCTGGCGCAAATGTGTATACCGTAGCAAATACGGTTGGTAACTATTCAATTATTAAAAATATTAATTTGTGCAACACCACATCGTCAAATGCTGTATGCAGTATTCACATTTTGGTTGAAGGCGCTGCAGTCGCTGCGGGTAATAAAATTTTAAGCAATGTAAATGTGTTGGCAAACAATGTTGTATATTAC